CTTAAGAATAAAAAAAATTCAAAGACTTCAGTTGCTCGTGAGATTAAGTCAACTGCAAAGGCTTATAAAGAAGGTAGGTACATAGATTTGAAAAAAGTACAGAAATCAAGAGCTACTAAAAAAAGGAGGCGTAAATGAAAGTTAAGGGTGTAGATTTATCTGCGTTGACTAAACGTCAACAACAGACTATGAAAAAGCATTCACAACATCATAGTAAAAAACATATTCAGTATATGTACAACTCTATGAAACGTGGTGCATCTTTTACTCAGGCACATAAACGTGCTCAAAAAGCTGTAGGTAAATAATGTCACACGCAGCACGTAAAAAAAACTTGATAAAGAAACACGGACTTAAAGGTGTTAATAAACCAAAGCGTACACCTAAACATCCTAAGAAGTCACACGTAGTTTTAGCACAAGAAGGTCATAAACTTAAATTAATTAGATTTGGTCAACAAGGTGTTAGTGGTGCAGGTAAAAGTCCTTCATCTTCTAAACAGAAAGCTAGACGTAAATCATTTAAAGCTCGACACGCAAAAAATATTAAAAAGGGGAAGATGTCTGCAGCCTATTGGGCTGATAGGACAAAATGGTAAATGTAGTATGTGCAGTACCAGACTGTGCAAATTTATTACCTAAAGGTCAAAGAAAATTTTGTTCAGACAAATGCCGACAGTTAATTGATAAAAGGAAATGGCGTGCTAAGAAAAATGGAGAGGTCTATATTCTTCCTGATAAAAAAACTAATGTCAAAGCTAAGAAACCTAAGAAAGAAACTAAATCGGAAGACGGACGAGCTACAGCTAGACGCGGTAATATTTATGACAAATTTATTAAAGATGGAATTATTCACGAAGTATTACAAGATAGTATTACAAGAGATGAAGCAGCTACATTACTTAAAGTTAGTAAAGCACAAATTTCTAGATTTATGGCTGCGTATCAAGAAGATGTTGAGTTAGAAAAAGCACAACAAGATTGGGATGTACCTGACGCTGCTATTGAATCGTTAGAAAGTTTTACAGAATTTAGGAATAGATATTTTTTAACTGAAAAAGGTATACCTTTTGAAACAGCACCATTTCATAGTAACTGGATAAAAACATTAAATAAAGCTATAGATGAAGGTGGTCAACAAATGATACTGTCACCACCAAGACACGGCAAAACAGAATTGTTAATTCATTTTGCTGTATGGCGTATTATGAAAAATCCTAACATTAGAATTATGTGGGTAGGTGGTAATGAAGATATTGCAAAAAACTCTGTGTCTTCTGTAATTGATACATTAGAAAGTAACGAATCATTAAAAGAAGATTTTTGTGGACCAGGTGGTTCTTTTAAACCAAGAACACGAACAGGAAAGTCTTGGTCACAAAATGGTTTTACTGTATCAACAAGAACAGTACACGGTATAAAGTCACCAACTATGATTGGTATAGGTAAAGGTGGTAAGATACTTTCACGTGACTGTGACTTAATTATTGCAGACGACATAGAAGACCACGCATCAACAGCACAACCTAGTGCAAGAAACAATACTAAGAACTGGTGGACTACAACACTTGCATCACGTAAAGAGGAACATACTGCAATTATTGTTATTGGTTCTAGACAACACCCTGATGATTTATATTCTTCGTTATTAGATAGTGAGGCTTGGGAAACAATAGTAGAAGAAGCACACAGTTCAAGTTGTGAGATACCTGAGTTAGAAGAACAAGAACATTTTGATTGTATGTTATGGAAAGGCTTTAGAAGTTATAAATGGTTAATGTCACGTAAACGTGATGCTATGACTACTGGTGGTTTACAAAGATTTGAAATGGTTTATCAGAACAGACCAGGCGAAGGTGGTGCAACAATATTTAACGTAGAAAACATTACACAGTGTTTTGATATAAATAAAAATGTAGGACAAGTACCTAGACATTCTTACTTAGTAGCAGGACTAGACCCTGCTGCATCAGGATATCAAGCAGCGTTTTTATGGGCAATCCTTGATGATGGTGAAGATGCAATGCTACAAATGGTAGATATAGAAAATAACAAAGGTGGCGGTATAGAAGAAGCATTACGTGTTATTAAAGAATGGCATAAGAAATATCATTTATCACATTGGGTTATAGAAGAAAACAACTTTCAAAAAGCTATTAGACAAGACCCACGTATAAAAGATTATGCAAACAATAATGGTATTATTCTTGAAGGTCACGAAACATATAAAAATAAATGGGATAATCATTTTGGTGTTACTTCTTTAGCACCTATGTTTACAGACAAACTTATTGTGCTACCTTACGGTAATACAGAATCTAAAGTAAAATCAGAGATATATAGAAAACAGCTATCATACTTTTCTGCTAGACGTAAAAACGTTTACAAGTCAGATGTAGTTATGGCAAGTTGGTTCCCTATAAAAGTATTAAGGAAGTTGCAGAAAGCAACTTATTCTGATATGGGAATTGATTATAAACCTAGCTATGAAGGATTTGATATAGTAGAATGGAACGAAGCACCTTGGAGTTAAATGCTAGTTAAAGACATTTTAGATAGAACAATACACTTAAAAGAAATGCACGATGAAGCATTACCTGATAGGGCTAGGTTTAGAGCAATTATGAATGGTGGACCAGGTGGCTTATCTGCTTTACTTGGACCATCAATGCAAAATATGGATGAGGATTTATTACCTGCACCAAATTTGTTAGTATCTGCTTTAGATAGACTTGCACAAAAAATAGGAAGAGTTCCTTCATTAGATGTTCATATAACTAACCCAAGAGATAGTGAACGTAATAAAAAGAAAAAAGATAAGTTAGAAAGAATTGTTACATCATATGACCAATTCCAAAGACTAGAAACACAATTACCACAAGTAGCTAGATGGCTACCAGGTTATGGTTTTGCAGTATGGGTAATTACAAGCAAGACTGACCCTCAAGGTAATGTGTACCCTGTGGCTGAATTACGTGACCCATACTCTACATTCCCTGGATATCAAGGTGCAAATCAAATGGCAGAGGAATTAGTATCTATTAGAAAAGTACCAGGAGAGTACTTAGTAGAAATGTACCCTGAGTTAAAAAGTTGGTTTGCAGACCAAGGCAGGAAAACAAATGAACCATATAATTTTGTATCAGGTTTGTATGTTAACCCTGGGCAAGATGGCTCTTGGGAAAACTCAAATGAACACGGTGAAGTAATTGTTGAATATATAAATCCTGAAGGAACTTATATAGTTCACGTAGCTTCTAAAACAATAGTTGACTTTGTTCCTAATCCTCTTAAATCAGGACCTGCCTTTGTTTGTGCAAAGAGATATTCATTTGACCAAATACAAGGACAGTTTGACCAAGTTATAGGATTGATGGCTGCTATGGCAAAAGTAAATATTATGTCAGTCATAGCTATGGAAGATGCAGTATTTACAGAAACTAACATTGTAGGTGAGATTGAAAGCGGACAATACCGTAAAGGTAGAAATGCTATTAACTATTTAGCACCAGGTTCACAAGTAATTAAACCAGTTACTAATCTTCCTTATCAGTTATTTGAATCTGTAGGTAGGTTAGAAAGACATCTTAGAACCGTAGCAGGTTATCCAGTACAAGATGATTCTATATCTCCTAACAGTTTTGTTACAGGTAGAGGTTTAGAAGAATTACAAGCAGGTATTGGAGCTATGGTAAATGAATATCATAAAGTATTACAATATGCTATTCAAGACATAGATTACAAAAGATTAGAGTTAGATGAACTTGCACTTAGTAAACGTAAACCATTAGTAGGTACATTAAGAGGTGCATCATTTGCAGAAAACTATACACCTAAAACAGACATAGATGGCAACTTTCTTACAAAACGTAAGTATGGTGCAATGGCTACATTTGATGAAGCTACAAAAGTAATTACAGGTTTACAGTTGTATCAAGCAGGTATTATAGATAAAAATACTATGCAACAAGAAATGGATGGCTTAGATAATATTGCAGCTATTAATGAAAGAATAACTAAAGAAAAAGCAGAAAAGGTTATGTTTGAATCTTTATTAGCACAGGCTAGCAATGGAGACCCCAAAGCAGCAATGGCATTAGTAGATATATACAATAGTCCAAATAACATAGGTACAATACTTAAGAAGTTTTATACAGCAGAAGAACCTGAACCTAGTCAAGAAGAAGCTATGATGGCACAAATGATGGGTGGTCAAGGAGGTCCGCCAATGCCACCAATGCCAGGAGGACCACCACAACAAGGTGGACCACCACCAAGTCCAGGAGAAGTAATGCAGTTGTTAGGGGGAGGATAATGCCTGTACCTGAAGAAGCAAACATCAACAATATGTTTCATAGCATTGTTACAGCAGAAGAATGGAAAATAAATAAATTAGATGTCGCAGAGTTGTATTTAAACGATTCAATGCAACCTGAAGAAGAATTAGACAGTTGGGATAGTATGGATGGTTTGACAATTATGTATGTACCAGGATATGGAAAACTACAAATGATATGGATAGAGGATGATAATGACTAGAGGAGCTAATAAAAAAGCATTTGCTATAGATGACCAAAGAGGAGAAGGTGCTGCACAAAGAGAAAGTTTACTTAGAGGTGGACCTTTAGAAATGGATGAAACAGAAGTTGCTACACCTGATAATGTACAAAATGTAGGAGCATCACAAAATTTAGTAGATTTACAAAGAATGGCATCAAGTGGGGGAGCATTTGCACCATCTAATAACAATAGACCTATTATTGAAACTGTACCTAATGAAATGAATTATGAAGCAGTAGAGCCAGGTCAAGCAAGTAATACAAATATGATATTAGCTGCTATTAACGATTTACTGGGAGGTAGTGAAGAAGCAAGCTCTATGATAGGATAACGTATGGGATTTTATGCTTTTGAACCACCTGACTTAGAACAAAGTTATATAGATAAATCTACAGAAAGAAATAAAAAATATAATTCTGTTAAAAATTTAATTCGTACAAAACCTGAAGTTGGTGATAACTTTGAAGATATTACAAACAAGTGGGGTAATCATTTAGGTAGAGACATAATGGTAGGTAGTGCTCTACTAGGTTTTAGTTCTATATCACCTGAAGTTGCATTACTTATTGAAAGAAAAATAGAATTAGAGCAACAACAAAGTAAAAATTTTTGGGAACAAACTAAAGCAGCAGGTAGAGGATTAGTTAGAAATGCTATAGTAGGTATGGATTCATTAGCCGAAGCTACAGTTAAAAGACCATTTCAAGCATCAGCAAGAGCCCTAATAGATAATGGTATGAATCCTAATCTTGCTTATTTACAAATGTTTTCTAACTTAGTTGGTTTAGACAAACCATTAATGAATCTTGCATTAGGTGATGAATATGGTGAGTTTAGAAAAGACTATGAATTAGCTAAAGATGAATTAGGTCCAACACAAGCAGGATATGCAATACGTGAATTAGCACAAGGTAACAGAGTTAATTTAGGTAGTGGATATTTTGGTAACTCAACATTAGCAAGAGAAACAGATATATATAAAGAATTATCACAATCTATAAAAGACCCTAACCAATTAGGTGAAATAGAAAAAGTAATACAGGCACAATTAGGTTTTGATATATCAGGAACAGAGAGAGCTAAGGTAGATGCTAATAAATATAGAGGAGTTACTATAAGCCCTGGTAGATTAGCTGCTGTACAAATATCAGAACCAGGAACAGATAGATATAAATTTATATCAGGTCTTATTGATGGTGTTGTTACATTAGGTCTTGACCCTGCAAACTTAGCAGGTGCTTGGACAACAAAGCTAACTAAAGCAGGTAAAACATTTAATGTTGTAGAAAATAGTGCGGAATTAGCAGGCACTGTAGGAATAAGAACTTCAATAGGTCAAGGCAATAGAGTATATCAAGTTGTTAAAAGACAAATAAAAGATGGTGAAAGTCCTACAAGATTAATAAATAACAGAGTATATTCTAATGAAATCATAGCTGTTGATGTAGGACCAACAATATTAAAAGGTGATGTTTCTTACACCTTAGATGAATTAAATGATATAGCTAAATCTAATGGAAGAAATAAAGCATATGTAGATGAATCTAATACTGCACAAAACTTTATAGATGATGGTGGCTATGGAAGAGGTCGTACTCCTACAAATACAGGAGATAGCTTTTATGTAAACAATATTAGATTAACAGAGAAAGCAAGAGTATTAGATGATGGTACGTTCCTGCAACCTCCTAGAGCAGGTTCAGAAGGCACTATGTTAAATAACATTATGTCAAGACTTCGTGGTTTAAATAAACAAGAAATGGATGCTTTAGTAAATGGAACTCCTTTAGAAAAGTTTTTTAATAAAAAGGCTTTTAATAAAGATGCAAGATTTGATGGAGATGATTTAATTAAAGAAATGACTGAGGCTATATCTGCTGATGATAATTTCTTCAAACAATGGTTTGATTATATAGGAGCAGATTATAAACCTAATAGGGCAAAGTTTAACTCAATAGAAGAAGTTATTGATAATACAATATTACACGAACAAGCACACGGATGGATTAAAAAAGGATATGCACCAAAAAGTATATCATTAGACCTAACAACATTACCACGTAAACTATTAGGTCCATTAAGTAAAGCAGGTAGAAGAAAACGTAGAGATGCTAATCTTATGAAAGCTAAACAAGAATTATCAGGATATAAATATAAAGATGAACTTCCTGAACTAAAAGATGAATGGTCAAAGTATTGGACTTTAGAAAAAGATGTTAACCAACTTACTACCAATTTTAAAACATCTTACTTACAAGACAGACAAGAACTAAAAAGACTTGCAGGACTACAAAAATTTCTTAAACCTTCATTAAATAAAACTGACTTTGAAGAATGGCATACAACTATAGGTAGAGGTATATATAATTTTCTTGCAGACAATATACAATCAGGAGGATTAGAGTTTCAAGACATAAGAAAAATTATGCCTGAAGCTAGTCCTTCAACTATACAAAGTATGTTAGACAATCCAAACTTAGACCACATTGGTAATCTTATTGCACAAGAAGTAAGAACAGGTGGTATAACAAAAAGGTTAGACCCATACTCATACACCTTTAGAGGTAAGCTATCTAGAAATTTAGGTAGAAATCTTAGTAGTAAAGGTAAAGTATTAGATGATGGTGGTCGTATCAATATGTCTGATATGGGTAGCTTTCTTGGAGTAGGAGCTGTTGTAAGTAGAAAGTTTACAGATTCAGCTATGGCTAGAATGTTTGGACAAGTTAGTCCATCTTTTATAACTGCTACATCTCACACACAAGGTATAAAAGAAATAGAAAAACTTATTGAATCTTTACCTTTTGAAAAATCAGTAAGAAAAAATCTTTATGAAAAACTAGCACAGACTGATGCAAAGATACTAGATGATTATTTAGAAGGTGGTTCTTATTCTAAATTAAGATTAACAGAAGAATTTTTTAAATTACTAAATGGTTCAGGTACTGCAGTAGATGCAGGAATACTAGGTGAACTAGAAAAATTATTGTCAGCAAGAGGATTACCTGGTGCATTAAATGGTGGTATTACAAAGTTTGTAGCAGAAATACAAGAAGCTAGAAAGTACTGGGTATCTTTAGTAGGAGATGAAATAGTTGATGTTGGATTTGGTACATCTAAATCAAATGATTTA